TCCGCATATCTCTCCCCGCGCTCTAGGACCCAACGCCGCAGGTCGGAACCGCTCGAAAGGAGGAAAGTGTCATGTCGGGCGAAGGGGATTATGAGGACAGAATGTCTCTGGCGGCGGCCAGCGGCGACGCCTTGCTGACGCTGACGACACTGCGGGACATGTTGGCTGAGCGGTTCGACCGCGCCTCGCCCCGCGATTCGGCGGGCCTGGCGAGGCAGATTCAGCTGATTATGGCTGACATCCAGAAATTGCAGTCTGGAGAAGAAATAGGGGAAGACAGATTTGCAGAGGCTCTGCTGAATTGGGAGCCTAAATAGGGAGAGAGAATGGAACTGATTCCGACTGAATACGGATTAGAAACACCCGGCGGGATTACTGGATTCCAGGAAGCGCCGGTCAGAGTTGTTTCCCCGTATGAAAAGACCTACGGGCCGCAGGCAGTCAAGCTCTGTTCTGTGGTCGGAATCAATCTCGACCCTTGGCAGCAGAACTTCTTCAGGGACACGCTCGGTATCCGCCACAACATGAAATGGGCGGCCAGAAACGTCGGGTTGGTGGTTGCCAGGCAGAACGGTAAGTCTGAGCTGGCTGCAGCCCGGATCATCATCGGGCTGTATGTGCTGAAAGAGAAACTGATCATCTATTCAGCGCACAGGTCTGACACTGCTCATGAGATCTTCCAGCGGGTTCAGGAAATCATCGACAGCTCTCCTGAGCTGAGCCGCAGGACTGCGGAGATTCGCAAGACCAACGGGCAGGAGTCAGTCCGGACCAAGGACGGCTGTCGGGTGCAGTTCCGCACCCGCGTGAAAAACGCTGGGCGAGGGTTTAGCTGTGACTGCCTGATCTTGGATGAGGCTATGGATCTGAGCCGGGGGTTCATCGGTGACGTGTACCCGGTCATCTCGGCCCGCAGCAACCCTCAGGTCATCTACATGGGGTCTGCTGGCTCACCTGAGTCCGAGGCGTTCGGGGATGCCCGCGAGCGTGCCCTAGGCGACGATCCGGGGCTCATGACCTGGCTTGAGTGGTCAGCAGATGTCTGTACCGACTACTGCTCCCCTGGCTGCACAGAGCATGACCCGATCGATTCGGCCCGGACCTACGCCAAGACCAATCCGGCCTACGGCATCCGCATCAGCCATGAGGCTGTAGAGGATGACCGCCGGACACTGGACCCTGCAGAGTTCTTGATAGAGCGTCTGTCAGTCGGCGACTGGCCTAAGGATGCCAGCGACTTCCGGGTCATCTCCAGTGAGGCATGGGAGCGGCAGGCTGACGGACTAGACCCTATCGGGGATCTGGTCTTTGCAGTCACGACAGCGCCAGACAGGCGCTCTACTTGTATTACAGTCGCTGGCTGGACTGATCCCGACAAGAGCAAGATCACTGTCCAGCTGACTGAGACACCTGAGGGCATCGACCAGCGGGCAGGAACCCGTTGGGTTGTCGACAGGATTGTAGACCTCTGGGAGCGATGGTCGCCAAGCGCCGTGGTTATCGACACCAAGGGGCAGGCCGGCACATTCATTCCTGAGCTGGAAGAGAAAGGCGTCAAGGTCATTTCTCCGAAGGCCGTTGAGTACGCGCAGGCATGCGCAGATTTCGCAGTTGGGATTACAGGCACCTCCGAGGAGCCTGCAAACATCTGGCACAGAAACCAGGTCGAACTGACCCTGGCTGTTGCTGGTGCGGACAAGCGAAATTTGTCTGGCCTGTGGGCCTGGGCTAGGGCCTCTGATACTGTTGACATCATCGCGCTGGAGTCAGCAACCCTGGCGGTCTGGGGGCTGAAGCACGAGGCGCAGTTTGGCAAGGAAGAATCATGGTTCCTGATCTAGAAAGGAGTGGGCAGTGGGACGTATCCGGCAATGGCTAGGATTAGAGAAACGCGGCGTGTCGACTCCGCTGTCATTCCCCAAATGGCAGGACCAGTACGTTTTATACGGTGACCATCACGTGAACGGCTACGGGCCGAACACGGAGGGTGTGCCGAACGATTTCGACTTCTACGCTTCGCAGCTGTATAAAGGCAGCTCAGTTGTTTTCGCAGTCAGCCAGGTGCGCATGCGAACATTCAGCCAGATCACGTTTAAGTGGCGCCCGCTGGACGCGGCCAGCGTCTCGCACAGCCTGTTCGGCAGTCGAGATCTGGCTATTCTGGAGAATCCCTGGCCTGGTGGGAAAACTGGAGACCTGCTGGCCCGCGCTATTCAGGATGTTGACATCGCTGGCAATTTCTACGCTGTCAGGGAGGTCGACAGCTCTGGTCAGCCCCGGCTGCGCCGGCTGCGCCCTGATTGGGTAGATATCGTGCTGACTGCAGACCCTGACAGGGCTGTGAAGTCGGACGTTGTCGGCTACAGGTACTATCCTGGCGGGTACGGCTCTGGCGTTACTCCTCAGGACTACGTGGTGGAAGAGGTCTGCCACTGGGCACCGATTCCTGATCCGTCTGCGCAGTATCGCGGCATGTCGTGGCTGACCCCTGCTCTGAATGATATTCTGGTTGAGCAGGGCACGAATAAGCACAAGGTGAACTTCTTCCGTCGCGGCGCTATTCTGTCCACTATTTTCATGATGGACAAAGGGGTCACGAAAGAGCAGACCCGCGAGTGGCGCGACGAGATGGTCGCTAACCACGGCGGCGCCGACAACGCGCATCGGCCGCTGTTCTTGGCCGGCGGCAGCGACGTGAAGGTCATCGAGACAGACTTCAGCAAGATGGACTTGAAAGGGCTGTCCGGAACTGCTGAAACGCACATCGCGGCTGCTGCAGGTACTCACCCTACTGTCGTGGGGCTGTCCGAGGGCCTGGGCGGTTCTAGTCTGAATGCTGGCAATTTCAAGGTCGCCAACCGGGGATTTGTGAATGGCACGATGCACCCGCTCTGGCAGTCATTCTGCGACGCACTGGAAACCGTCGTTGAGAAGCCTGCTGGCAGCAAGCGGCGCGGCAAGGGCGGCCCTGTCAGGCTCTGGTATTCAGACTCTGATGTGGCTGTGCTGAATGACGACCGCAAGGAGCGTGCAGAGATCATGGCTTCTGACGCCACCACGATCAACACATTGGTCCGCGAGGGCTGGACTGCTGAGTCAGCTAAGGCTTACGCGGTCTCTGGCAATATCGATGATCTAGAGCACTCTGGCTTGGTCTCTGTCCAGCTGTATGAGCCTGGAACAGACCCTGGCAGTGTAGCTGCGAATCAGGACAGCAGCGTAGTGGACGACCCTACCAAGGAAGGGGGAGGAAAGGCAGATGGCTAATATCGAATACCGCTCTGCAGCCGCTGAGGCTAGCAGCGAGGACGACAGGGTCACGCTGACCGGGCACTTCTCGGTGTTCAATTCCTATTACCCTATTGAGGACCGCAGCGGCAGATACTTAGAGCGTATCGCCCCCGGCGCATTCGAAGAGACGCTTCGGACCAATAAGCCCAAGGTGCTTTTCGAGCATGGCTACGACCCGCAGATCGGCCGGAAGCCGATCGGCACTGCAGTCTCTGTCCAGGAGGACGCGCGCGGCGCGAAGTATGAGGCAGAGCTGTTCACAGAGTCCAGCTATGTGCAGGATCTGCTGCCCGCGATCAGGGCTGGTGAGTTCGGCACGTCTTTCGGCTTCCGAGTTGAGGAAGAAGAGTGGGATGACACGCCGAAACGCTCAGCGCATAACCCGGAGGGGCTGCCTGAACGGACTATCCAAAAGGTTTCTGTCTCGGAATTCTCGGTTGTTTTAGAGCCTGCGAATCCCGAGGCTGACGTTGCTGTCAGGTCTCTGACATACAGGTTTGGCGCTCCTGAGGAGCGTTCAGAGCACATCAGTGGTGAAAGGGCGGAAGTGCAGTCGCCTGCTGCGGACACGGAGTCTGCGGAGGCTGGAACTGCTGCCAGTGCAGCCCCAGAAGTGCGCAACAGTAACGAAGAAAATACTACTAAGAAAGGCCCTCAAAAAGTGTTTAAGACTGTTGAGGAGCGTAGCGCACGTCTGGCTGAGATCGCTACGCGACTGGAAGCTATCGATTCTGAGTATGGCGAAGGCGAAATGCCTGAGGAAGTTTCTGCCGAGGACGCGGAACTGCGCTCAGAGGTCCGAGCCCTTGAGGCTGCGAACAAGGCGGTTGAGGAGCGACGCGCTATGGTCACCCGTTTAGCGAATGCCAACCAGGTTGAGTCCCAGCGGAGCGCTGGCCCTGCTGTCCACACCGCAGAGGCTGTCCACGACGTGGAGGAAATCCGCAAGGCTGCCTACTCCGGCGACGACTTCCGCGCAAAGCTTGCTGACAACGCTGCCCGCATTGTCGAGCAGTCGGACTACTCTGGCTCTGACGATGAGGCCCGCGCCAAGGCGAGCATTGCCCGGACAGTCCGCTCGGACTTTTCCGGTGAGCTGGCCACTCGGATCACGCACACCAGCTCTGACCTGTACCGTCGGGCGTTCTCCAAGTGGGTTGGCCGGCAGTACCTCACTGCTGAGGAACAGCGCGCGATGTCGCTCGGTACCGACGCCGCTGGCGGCTACGGTGTCCCCCACCAGCTGGACCCGACCATCATCCTGACCTCTGGCGGTACGGTTAACCCGCTGCGGCAGATCGCTCGCGTTGAGCGGATCACTGGCAAAACTCTGCAGCTCGTGACTTCTGCTGGTGTGACTGTTACCCGCGATGGTGAGGCTCAGCCGGTCACTGACGGCTCGCCTACCCTGGCTCGCGAGGAGTTCAACGCTGGCCGAGTCTCGGCGTACCTGCCCAAGTCGATCGAGCTGGACGCTGCGTACTCGTCTCTGGACTCCCAGCTGACTGCTGCTCTCATGGAAGCCAAGGAGGACGAGGAGGCAGCAACGTTCGTCACTGCCTCTGGCAACGGCCTCTCTGGCGTTGAGGGTCTGAACCAGCTGAACAGCTCGCAGGTGGAGGACCTGGCCGTGGCTGATACGCTCACCTGGGCGGACATCTACGGCGTGGACGACGCGCTTGCGCCGCGTCACCGCCGGGCCGCTCGCTGGCTCGCGAACAACACCACGTACAACGCTATCCGTCAGCTCGACGCCAACGAGGGCGGCGACGCCTGGACCGGCCGTGCGGCTGGCCGACCTGCTCAGATCAACGGCCACGACGCGCTGGAACTGTCTACCATGTCCGGCGTCGACTCGACCACTGCGCCGTTCCTCATTTACGGCGACTGGAGCAAGTACCTGATCGTCGACCGCATCGGCATGGTCATCAAGCGCGTCGACGTTGTCACCGCGCCTAACTCCACCAGCCCGACTGCCAACCTGCCTACCGGTCAGGAAGCGCTGGTTGCGTTCTGGTGGAACGGCGGTGGCTTCATCGACCACGGTGCGTTCCGCGCCCTGAAGAACGCTGAGTAGTGCTGCTGAGGGGCGGCCCTTTCGGGGGCTGCCCCCTTCTTAGGAGGATGAATGGCACGAGAGATTTACAGGGCTAAGGCCAGCTTTGTCGTCAAGCAGGGCAACCAGGTGACGACTGTCCGAAAGGGCGACACTGTCCGCCAGGGCCACGAGGTCATGAAGGGCAGGCAGCACCTGTTCGAGCTGATCCGGCCCAGGTTCGAGACCGCCGCCAACGTGCGCGGCAAGCGCAAGTCTAGCGACGACGACTAACAGGAGGTCTGGCGGTGGCGCTACAGGAATACACTGACCTGCAAACCATGCGCACCTATCTGGGCCTCAAAGCCACAGAGAATGATGGTCTGCTGCAAGAGGCTATCGCCAGCGCCTCGCGAGAGGTCGATAAGCGCTGCAACAGGTATTTCGGCAGGGACTCAGAGCCGAGTGCCCGGACGTTCGACGTGGACGGCAACGGCATCGTGTTTGTCGATGACATCGCAGATCCGGACTCTATCGAAATCCCTGGACTAGGCAGCTGTACAGCGCTGCCGCGCAACGGTGTCGTTGACGGCATCCCAGGACACCCTATTACACGAATCAAGTCCCCCTGGCTCTGTGAGGGTGAGACAGTCACTATTACAGCTATCTGGGGCTGGCCTGAAGTGCCTGACGTGATTGTAGAGGCTACTAAAATGCTGGCTGCTGAGACGTTCAGCCAGAAGGATACGCCTCTCGGCGTCAAGGGCATGGATGAGTTCGGCACTGTCCGGGTTCGGGACCGGTATTCGATCATGACTAAGCTGGCGCCGTACGACAAGTACCGAGTCAGGGGGCTGTAATGCTGCTGTCCGACATCAGAAAGAAACTGGCAGAGGTGATCGTCGCCGCCAGGCCTGATCTGAATGACTATGCTGCAGTCCCGAGTAAGCCCCAGGTGCCAGCCGTAGTTGTCGCGCCGGCCGCTGAGCCGACTGCGAGATTCGACCTGTCTATGGGCCTGGATAATGCGCGCTGGTTTTTCGACCTGATTTTGTTAGTCCAGTACACAGAAGCTGCTGACGGACAGGCGCTGCTAGATGAGCTGATAGACCCGCAGGTTGAGGGCAGCGTGGTGTCTGTACTGCGCAGGAATCCCACCCTGAACGGGTCTGTGGATGACTGCAGCATTCTGGACATCCGCAATTACGGCGCGTCGTATCAGGCTGCGAATGTCGACCACATCGGCTGCACTGTGCGGGTAGAGGTATTGACATGCTAAGGAAGAAGAAGTACCGGGTTATCGGCTCGCGCCGCATTTTCGGAAACCCTCCTGGAAAGGTGTTCGAACGGGCCATTCCTAAAGACCAGGAAAGGCGGCTCATTGATGCGGGCCACCTGGAAATTACCAGGAAGGTGAAGGAAGAAGAAAATGGCAACGAAATTAGTTCTTAAGAACTGCTTTGTTGAGGTCGACGGGGTCGACTTGACTTGCAATGTCCGGTCGGTTGAGGTCATGCTCTCCAAGGCATCCGTCGAGGCGAACACTATGTGCGGGCCTGGCAATCAGCACGGACTCGAAACCTGCTCGTTCACGATCAACTTTGCTCAGTCTTTCGACACGGGCCTTGTGAACGACACGTTCGAACCCCACTGGGTGGGCGAGACTGCGTTTACTGTCACGGTCCGTCCGGTGGAGGCTGAGCCTGTCAGCGCGACTAACCCTGAGTACACGGGCAGCGTGAAGCTGTTCGAATACACGCCGCTTACTGGCTCTGTCGGTGACCTGGTTGAGACCAGCATCAACCTGCCGGTTGAGGGCCTGATCCAGATCGTCAAGGAATAGGGGTCAGGGGCTGTGGTTGTAGCTGTCAGAATTGAAGACAAGGGCTCATTCCGAGCTGCTGCGGCTGCTCTGAAAGGGATGGATAAATCCCTGTCCAGAGAGCTGACTTATGTTCTGCGGAAACAGGTACAGCCCCTTATGGCAGAGCAGCGCTCAGCTGTTCGCGCGCTGCCTGTCTCTGGGGTCAGTGGCAGCACTGGACTGCGCAGGAAGGTTGCCCGTGGCGTACGGGCAAAAGTGGCTGTATCCAGAATGCCTAAGCTGCGGATCATCACGGCTATGCCGAACGATGGCGGCAAGAATGGCGGACTGTCTATGGCCTGGGCACCGAGAGGTCTGGAAAGTTCTTTCGGCGGCTGGCGTGCGCCACTGTACGGGAATAAACACAGATGGTTCCCGCACAGCATGAAGGGGCCGTCATGGTTCATTCAACCAGCTGTGAGAAAGCAGCCCTACCTGCAGAATCAAGTGATTAAAACGCTGAATGCGACAGCGATAGATATTGCGCGCACTGCTAGCGCGCTGAGGGGATAGCCGTTATGGGATTTGTTTCTAGGGACTCGATTCTGGGTGCTGACGACCGCGAGGTTCGTGAGATCGACGTGCCGGAGTGGGGTGGAAAGGCCCGCCTGATGTCTATGTCTGGCGACGACCGCGACCGTTTCGAGACTAAAATTCTGGAGGGCCGTAAGGGCGACGCAATCGACCTGGTTGGTATGCGCGCGCTGCTGGTCGGCCTCTGTCTGGTGGACGAGAAAGGCAAGCGCCTTTTCTCTGACAATGACCTGCGCCGCCTCGGCGCTAAGTCGGCTAAGGTCCTCTCTCGCCTCTACGACGAGGCTGCTCGGATGAACGGCATCACCAAGGCCGACGAGGACGAGCTGATGGAGGATTTAAGCTAAGTCCCAACCGGGCCTTCTACTACCGGCTAGCTTTAGCAATGGGGATGCCTGTCAGAGTCATGCTGCAGTCTATGACCAGCAAAGAACTGGCGGGATGGCGCGCGTATGAGCGCTTGGATGGCCCTATTGGGGGCAGGCAGGACAGGGAAATCCTGTACAGGATCAGTGACCAACTAGAGCAGCTGCTGATCAACCACGCCACTGCTCACGGCGTGGAGGGGCTGAAATTCAAGCCCGCTGACAGGCCCTGGTGGATGCCTGAGCCTGAAGAAGAGACAGAAGAAGAGTACGCAGAGCGTATCAAGGCCGAAGT